AGCGTGATTTAGAGGTTAGGGAACCAACAGCCAGAGCCGCTCACAGTTCCAACATAAGTCAATCTCACAACTCTGCCATAAACAGATGTTGGCATTCCGTTGTTATTAGCGATAGAACTGGTTGATCCAGTCAAGAAAAGAGCTTCTTCTCCAATGTTGCCAGTGTAAGGGGTTCTCCAAATGCCTGTTCCGAGAATAGCATTGCCACCAACCCAAAAGTTATCCATGGTCAAATTATCAATTCTGCTTGTTGCAAAGCCAGAAGCGACGATTCTTTGGCGAGTAAATCCGTCAAAGACAATAGACTCGTTCAAACCGCTATTAGCTGTAAAAACAGTGTTTCCTGAAGAATTAAGGCCGCTTGTATTGATTTGACTAGAAGAAACTGTAGTGGCATTAACAACAGTGATGTTTCCAGTCGGAGAAGACAAGACTCCTCCAATGGAAACGTTTCCAGAAATAACCGCTCCACCGCTAATTGTTGCGGAAGACGAAATTTTTAAAGCGCCAGTTAAATTGTAATCTCCAGTGTGATCAACATTTTGAACAATAGTTAGCCTGTCAAAAAGAGATGTTCCAGTTGTGAAAGTTGTTTTGCCGCGAACAAAAAAGTCTCCAGTAATTCCAACGTCTCCAGTAATTTTAGTGTTGCCGTAAACACCGAGAGTTCCCGTCAAATAACTATTGCCATTCTGAAACAAAGAACCAGCGTGACTCATTGTTCCAGAGAAAGAAGATGTTCCGCTCTGAGTGAAAGCTCCGCCAGTAAAATTAACCGCGCCGTTTCCATTAATCGCCCCGTTAAAATTTGATGCGGCGGAAAAAGAAGTTGCGCCGTCAAAAATTACAACATTCTTGAAAGTAGATGCGCCGCTATGAATTTCAGTCCCAACAAAAGAACTTGTGCCGCCAAAAATTGAGTTACCAGTAATGTTTAAATTGCCGCTAACAAAAGAATCGCCAGAAGTATTGGTTGAATTAAAATAAGAAGCGCCAGTCACGGTTAAGGCTGACAATCCAGTAACGCTCAAATCGAGAGTGGCTTCAAGAATATTAACTTTTAGCCTGTCAAAATATCCAGTAGTTCCAGAAACGCTGTAAAAGTATCCGCTCTTGAATCTTTTTGCCGCTTTACCCAAAGAAACACTATCATCTGTTGGTGGCGAAAACAATGAAATTTGTTCATCAGCATAAAACCCACCAGAAGCGACTAATCCGCTGCGAAATGTTTTTTGGCCAAAAATGTCTTGGTTGCCGCTGGTTGTTACAGCGCCAGAGCCAGTAATATTAGAAGCTACGACAGCGTTAATAACAGCGTCGATTTTGGCGATAGAGTTTGTGAAAGCAGCGAGTCCCATATTCCTTGTATTAAATTACACGCTATCGACCCAAGTTTCAGAGTCGCTCCACTCTCCAATATCGCTCCAAACCCCGCCAGACAAAAGCTATCCACCGCCGTAAGGACAAGTTGAACTTTCTTCTGAAAAATTATCGGCCAAAATTAAATTTCCATAAGGGTCGCAAATATAATCCAACTCACAGCTTTCATTAAAAACTTGAGCATAGTTTTGGTGGACCACTAAATTGCCGCTTGGGTCAAAAACTTTTCGAGCCTCTTGAGAATAAACCCAATAGGGATTAATGTTGTCAGATGTTCCAAACCTAGTTAAAAGACCGCCGCTCTCAGAACATTGAAAAGACAAAGAAGCATCAAATGTCGAAAGTTCATTAGATACGAAATTATGCCTCCAATTACTAATTTTAGCGTTATCAACAAGCAAACTTCTAGAATCAGTATAAAAACCAGTCACCCCAGAAACTCCAGTAGCCAAGAAAGAAGAAAGCTCGCCCGTACTTTTGCCCGACAAGAATAATTCTTGAGGATCTAAAAAGTCAAACCTAAATTCACTGCTTCCTGTATTGTTGACTATTCCAGAGAATGAACCGTATTCCAGATTAGAAAAAACAGTTGAAAAATTCAAAGCCCCGACAACAGGATATTTGATCTTTCGACTATACGGAAAATTACTAGAGAAACCGTAAGAAGTTTCCCGTTCTATATCAACAGACAGCGATAAACTCTGAATGCGAGCGTTTGAAAAAGGAGAAAGTTGTGCGGATGGAACGCTTAAATTTGAATTGCTCAAATCAAACCTGACGTTGTTTGAAGATAAAATTGGTTGGTTGTTTAATTGAATCTCCTCTAAGGCTTTTGAGACTCCAAGCCAGTCAAGCTCAAGGAAAATGTCGCCAAACTTTTCGCCCGTTTCAAAATTAATTTGTGGTATTCTTACTTTGTTCTCAGAAATGAGAGACGCTTCCATGTTGCTGGAAACTAGAGATGCGGATGCTTTTGGAATGCTTCCAACTCCAAGCGTTAATCCATAACTTGTTAAATAGCAATTGCCTAGGGCTATACATTCACAACCGTTAAGCGTTTGCTGAGACTTAATTTGAGCAATAAAATCATATGATTGCTTGTCTGATAAAAACAAATAAACATTGAAGGATGTGTCGGCTTTGTTTAAAAAAACAGACTCAAAACTTTGATTAAAGTTAAAATTCAAGCCTAAAGACTCTTCTGTATCAAATTTTCTCGTCGGCACAAAAGAAAGATCAAAAGAAATATCTGGCGACAAATTAACAGAATTGACCGCGAAAACCTGAGAGCCCAATTGTCGAGTTGAGCTTCTTGGAACGTCAACAGAAAATCCAAACGAGTCTTGAAGACCAATAAACGTCAAACCTCTTCTATTTTCAGAAGAGTCGGACGGCGAATCAACAGCCACTAGAATAGAGTTTCCTTTTAGCCAATGTCTCATGTTATGTCTAATCCATGTTTCGCGCCTAAGTTACGCATTATTTTTGAGAAATCAGAGACGCCACTTGTGATTAAAACCTCTGAAATTTGTCCGATAAAAGGGAAAGATGCGCCAAAACCAGTTGCAAATTCATAAGTTTCTCCAATGCATCCTGGAAAAACAATATTGTTGGAGGATTTTGAAGCTGTTGTGGGTGTTAAAGTATTAACGGCCCCCATGATTGAAGTTCCATTACTGTACAAACCAACAACGTTCCAAGAATTTCCAGACAATTCGCCGAAAAAATTGTTTGTTAAATTTGCTTTGCTCAAGAGTCTGTTGCCAGATACGGTCAAGCCTCTGTTCCACCTGTCCGAATAAACGGTCATTCTACCAGAGCTTTCGGGTTTCACAACTGCAAAAATTCCATAAGAAGAGCTGAAAGATTTATTTCCTGTTTGTAGTAAAAAAGAATTGCCGTTAAAACTGAGAGACGATCTTTGATTCAATTCTTCGGATAAATAGACAGGACGCGCATTATCAGAAACAACGATCCTGCTAGAATTATAATTTCCAAAACTATCGTTCCACCTAAAAATTGATTGACCATCTGAGATTCCAGTTATAGATTCTTGCTCATATTGAGCAGCAACAAGAGAATATCTTTCGGGCTCAAAAGGCAAGCTAATATTGTTGGATTTTATCTCCCACTTTCTCCAGTTTAAAATGCTAACGTCTCCAAGTGAAGACTTTTTAATTTCGGAATTTTCCGCGCCGAAATGTCCAGAATAATTTCCATAATTCACAAAAGCATCTAATGTTCCAGAGATACTAGAGTAAGAAATTGGATTTTCAGCGCCAAAATAACCTGTTAAACTTGGCAGATTTGTTGTATTCAATGAGGAGATGTTGTTTTTCTCAAAATTGATAGATTTTACGCCCGATAAATTTGATAGGTTCAAGTTGTTCAAACTATTTTGAGACAAGTTGATAAACTCAATTTTCTTTGCGCTCGTTAAATCAATGTCAAGAATATTGTTTTTGCTCAAGTTGAGACTTCCGATATTAGATGCGTCGCCAGCTTGAAAATAAGTTAATCCTTGATTGACGGCTTCAAAACTTCTCACTTTTGAGAAAAAGTCAACTCTGTGAGCGAGATTATTGTTCCAGTTATGAAAATTCGCGCCGTTAAGAAAAACCTTCTTCTCGTTTTGAAACGCGCCCACAACCAAGTCGCTCTCGTTTTGAATTGAAAAATTGAAATAACTCCAGTCGCCGCCCTGAATTAAAGAAAGAGATGGGTTTGCTCCCCTGTTCAAAAGTCCAACAGCATCTTCAACCATTTCAACCTCAATATTGTGGCTGTTTTCATAATTCCAAGTATGCCTCCAAGACGGACTATAGAAAACTTTTGGCCGCAAAATTTTTGGACATTGATAAACGAATCTGCTCTCCCCAAATTTTGTTTCAAGAAAATGGAGAACGGCTTTTGCTTTTTCTGTTGGAGCGTTGCGAAAAGAAAGAGTTAAATTTTCAACAGCGTGAATGTTATTCTTGTCTTTTATTCTCAAAGGGAATGAGCCTAAAAAGTCAACCTTGCCAACATCAGGAGAGGTTGACAAAGAAGTTTCCATATCATGCTCGAAAAATAAATCTTGCGACCAAAAACTTCCAGTTGAAAAAGGTGCGTTCGCGATGCTAGAGTCGTGATCTTGCGTCGCGTAAAAGTAATTATTGAATCTGTTGGAAGAATCGTAGTCAAAATACCTAACAGAATACTTGCGAACGCTCTCTCCAGTTTTCCAAAGCTCAAGATTAGATTGCAAAAAAGACAGCCCGCTCCAATTTGTTTTGCAAGAACGGTTGTCAACCATGATTTTGCAGCCAACGTCAAAAGAGTTATTGGTTGTTGCTGAAAAAGAAAACTCGTCAGCAAAACCAGAAATCGGATGATAAAAAGATGAACTGTCAACCAGCGAAACAGGTAAAACACCGCTTCTCGATTCAAAATAATCAATTAATTGCGCCGCTTCAGTTTCTCTCAATCCAAAAGACAAATTGTATTCTGCCTTTAACGAGTTCAACGAGCCCATTCTAGTTTTATACTTGTTCGTATTCGTAAATTCAAACGGAGTAGTTGAAAAAGAAACAGACGATCCTTGCTTTGGAGAAAACGATAGGTTTGTAATTGGCGTGACACCAGTTACATTTCTGTCCTTGTTGTAAAAGTATTCGCTCACGAAAGAAAGCCTAAAAATTCAATGTTCTTAACAGGTTTGCCGTTGTCAGAAAGAGAAAGCGACTGTCTAGAAATTTGAGCATTTTGAACGGGCAAATTAAAGAGAGTTTTTGAGATGCTCCTATCTTTCACTAATATATTAACACTATTATCTGAGACTTCTCTGCTTAAAGAATACGATTGGTTCATGTTTTCTTCAGATGCGTCGATTTCCACAGAAGACGAGCATTTTATCGGCAAAACTAAAACAACATCTTCCGCAGACCTTCCGCCCTCAATAGAATAAACAGGCTGTCGTTCAAAGGTTAGAGAGTAATTAAATTGGCCGACTCTATTGCCACTAAAACTTTCGCCCGAAATAGAAATACTTTTTGGCGACGGCAAAAATAAATTCTCAAAGAGGAATGGAGACTGCTCAGAAACGCCCGTTTTTAATTCGCAGAACACGGAAATATCTACTGACGCTTCTGGCGGTTGGCCAACTCCACAATTCAAACTATAATTGGATAAAAACCCAGACGCAAAAGAGTAATTCTTACCACCATAATTAAATGCGCCCGAAAAAGAAAGTTGTCCTGTATAATTCAAGAAAACATCATTCTCAGAAAGCAACCTTGAAATAGAAACGGTTGTTTGAAAAGGCCCATTAACAATGAACCCAAAATTCGGCGAACCCAAGGTTGGAGACAGTTCAATAGAGTTGGAATAACTAACAGAAGCGCTAGTTACTCCCGAAAGACTTTCTCCATTCAAAGAGAACCATTGGTTGTCGTTTAAAACTTGACTCATTTTCCGCGAAGAACTCCTGTTAAGCGTTTTTCCTCTTGCAAGAGCTTGACAACCTCGTCTCTAATTCTGCGCGTCAAGTTTTTCTGATCGGCATTTGCGTTGCCCGTTTCTTGGGTTTTGGTTTTGCCTTCAGAATCCATTTGCACAGACACATTAATGCCACCTCCTGTGGACGAGATAGCCCCAATAAGCTCGTCTAGCTTGGAAACCACACGATCATTCATCTCCTTGGACTTCTCCTCGGAAACGCCAACTGTTTGGCCATTATTAACAGCGTCTAAATTACTGTATCCAAATTTCTTCGCGGCGCTGCCTTTAACAATCACCTCGTCGCCATTTAACATAGCTTTTGTTCCGTCGCCGTATGGATTTCCAGACACTCTTCCGCCAGAAGCTCTTCTCTGCCAGTCAGCAGGAGGAAGCAGCGGATTAAACGAGTTCATTCCGCCACCAACAGGAAGCGAATTTTGAATCAAGGAATTTGCCGCCGAATAATTAGATGCGGAAGAATTAGAACGAATTACTGTTCTTGGAACTTGGACTGGAGCAGCCTTGAATGATGGAGAAGGATTATATTGAGTTCCAAATAAAGAATCAGGGCGTTGGGAAACTTTGTTAGGTTGATAACCATCTGGGATTTCAATAGCAGAGCCTTTTGAATAAGAGCTAGCGATACTAGAAAGAGCAGTCGTTCCAAGAGAAACCAACAACTGAGTAGTCATTTGCTTTCTTGCCTCGTCTTCAGCTTTTTTTTGCGCCGCAAGTTGATCTTTGTATTGCTTTTTGAGGCTTTGGTCTTGAAAAAATAAGGAAAGGGCTTGGTCTTTTGTTTCTGCTAATGCTTGATTAATTGGAGAGTCTGCATTTCTCGCAAAACTAGACATGCGGAAACTCTCTGGTTCAAGACCGACAAAAGCGCCGCTTCCAGAAGATGCGATAATGTCGTTTTTGCCAGACGTTCTGCTTTGAGAAGCGAAATTCAAAAGATTTTGTGAGCCGCGAATAGTTTTTTGACCATTCGTTCCTGGAATAAACATTCCGCCCTTGGCCATTCCACCAATAGAGCCGTTGTTTAATTTTTCAAAGAATTGCGGGCCATATTTTTGAACGCTCTTTTTGTTGATGACATATTCTCCACCCATGAGAAGAGTGGGAACATCATCCTTAGAGCCAGAGCCGCCAGTCACTTTACCACCAGAAGCAAGTGTTTGGATGCCGCCGCCAATAACATTAAGAACGCTTGACAAAATGCCTCCGTTTGGATCGGAAGCCTTATTGGTCAAAATATTTGCTAAATTAGTTAGCGCCGCATCTCTTAGTTTATTGGAAAACTCAAGAGCAACATTAAGAAGAGCGTCTTTTAATGAGCCCGTGCTGTTTGCAGCAGCTTGAACGGCACCAACCAAAGCGTCTCTAAAGCCAAAAGTTGCTGTTTGACCAAAAGTATTGCCAGCGTTAGCGATTTCCTCTTGAATTTGAGCGCGAGCCTCTTGAACTCCGCCGCGAACACCTCTCTGTTTAGAAAGTTCAGAGTTTTGAGCTTTAATTAATTCAAGAATTTTTGATTCAGCATTTCCGCCGCTTGAAACTATTCGCGCAATTTCTTCTCTAATCGGCGCGGTTTTATTCAACAAGTCAAGCTCGCGTTGAAGCTGAAGTTTTTGAGACTCAGATTGAGCGGCAGAAAGGTCTGCTTCTTTCTGACGAATAGCAAGACGTTGATTGTAGAAACTAATTCCTTCACCGCCGCTTTTTCCAGAAACTTTAAAATCCCCGAGAGCCTTTAATCCAGCGTTAGACGACAGCATGGAAGATAAATCTCCAGACTGAAGCATTTGAAGAACGCTAGAGCTTTCGAGTTCTCCAAGAGACTCGTAAAACTGAATAACAGAGTCGGAAAGAGCCGTGAAGCCACTTTTAACCGCACCGATTTGAGACTCTTGAATGCCAAGAGCTTGAATTTGAGAATTGATCGCAGATGTGGTGCGATTATACTCTTCTTCAATCTTTCTTAATTCAATACCTCTTTCTGGGAAAGTTAAATTTTGCGTGCCTAATTTTGATTCGGCGATTCTTTTATTTTCAGCCGCTCTGTCAAGATCGGTTTGTAAAGAAAGTCTTTGTTGCTCGATTTCTCTTCTTCTAAAATCTCTCTGCTGGGAAGTTCCCAAAGCAGGATTGGAAGATTGAGCAGACAAAATAGAGGCCGCATTGTCAAAACCAGCTTTGCGAGAGTCTAATCTAGACAGCGCCAACTCTCCCTGAGATTGCAACAATGAATCTCTAAGACGAATTCTTTCGTTGATTTGAGCCTCTAAACGAAGTTGCTGGTTAGTGGCATCAATTTGGCGAAGTTGCTCTTGGGAAATGTCCTTAAACTTACTAAGTCTTTCCTTAAGAGTAGTCAGGATTCTATTTCCATCTTCGGAAAGTTTCAAATTGTTGAAAACGCCCTCTATCTTGGCAAGATTATCAAGCGGAGTTCCGCCCATCTCGCGAATCAGGTTTAAAGATTTTGTCAAATCTTCCCTGAGAACATTCCCAGATAAAAACCCTTCGGAAGATGCCAAGTCATTTATTCCATCTTTAACTGTCGAAAAAATATCAGAACTAATTTTGCGTTCGGCCTGCAAAACATTTAATTTTGATTGCAGGTTCGCTTTTTCAACTTCGTTTAGTTGAGAAGTTTGAATTTGGGTCTCAAGATTCCTTTCTGCCTCGTCTGCAAAATCAATTTGAAGATTGCGAAGTTCTAAAGCGTTGGCAATTTGAATTCTCGCCTGCTCAGAATTAACAGTGTCGAAAATTATCCCTTGTTTTTTCTCCTGTTCAACCTGTCGAGGGTTAGCGAATGAGCGAACAGCATTTCCAAAGGTTATTCCTCCAGTAGTTGGATTCTTTTCGACCAAAGACAAGGATACAGAACTTCTTTCTAAAATCTTTTCAGAAATTAGTCTTTGCAAATCTTCTATGGTTTCTTTGCCAGTGAGTTTAACCTTGGTTGCTCCTGCTATTTTCAACAGCTCTTCAGATGACAAGGAAAGTTGCTCTTGAAGAACTCTTGCAACTACTTCTTGGGCGTCAGCATTTAAATCAGCAAATATTCTTTTTCTCTCTCCAGAAGCAACGGTTACGGTTTCCCCTAAACCAGTAGAAACTTCAGAAAAGGTGGGAAGAGTTCCACCAACAGAAAGCCCCGAAAGAGATTTTTTAAATTGCTGAACAAAAAGTTCTGACGCAACCTTGGCGGGCTCTTTGTCTTTCGTAGATACGCCAAGTTTTTCAGCTTTACTGAGATTTGACAGTTCCGCAATATATGAAGACAGTCCCCTATCAGCGTCTTTTAAACTTCTACCAATGTATTGTCCGTTTTCAAAAAGAGAGTCACTTAAACTTTCAAGACCTTTTTTAGCGCGTTCGCCACTTTCAGACAAACCGCCAAAAGTCTTGTAAATAATATTAGGAACATCAATGCCAAAAGCCTGAAGCGCCGAATTAGCAAGGAAAAGTCCAGCGGCAAATTGTCCAAGAATTGGAAGAGCGCCGATTAACTTGCTTCCAGCAGAAGCAATGCCAGACGCAACTCTAGAAACAGAATTAAATGCGCCAGACGAACCAAGTTTCGCGCCGATTCTTCCAGCTTTAGAAGATTCAAGGAGAGAAAAATCATCTGCCGTAATTGCGCGGCCACCTGTTCTTCTTCCAAGAGAAATTCCTTTTCTTAAATTGCTTTCCTTCGAGAAAAATGAGGAATTAATACCGCCAACCTCCCCAAGTTTTTTAAACGCAACAAAAGCAATAGCAGCATCTCTAACAACGTCAACAAGTTTAGTAGATTCTATACCAACGAGAGAAAGAGCTTCTTTTGCTGCGCTTGCGCCAAGAAAGATTGTTGCGGTTGAAGAAGCAAATTCAACAACTGCCTGATTTAAACCTTTGCCAGCATTAAGAGAGGAATCAGAAAGGGCTTCTAAATTTTTTGCAATGCGAGAATCAATAGTCGCGAGTCCAGCAGTTATATTGCCTCTTCTTTCGGACGCAGGAATTGGGTCGGGCAAGCCAAGACGTTGCCTGATTTGAGCTTTGCGAGCTTCTTCCAATAATTTTTTATCTCGATTTTTCTTTTCAAGCTGACTGGAACGGAATCTTTTTTCAGCAATTGTTTCTTCCGCCAATCTTTGTTGCGTTTGTAATCTAACATCTCTAATGCTGGTATCAGCGAAATCAATGCTTCCTCCCAAGTTAGGGACGGACATAAAAGCCTTATTCCTGTTACTTAGCGCAATCTCTTTAATTGTTCGAGATTCTAAATTCTTTTGGTCCTTTAATATAGCAAGCGTTAATGGATCGCGAGGAGCGCCGATTTCGGATGGAGGCGGTAGCTTTGGTACGTTTACATTATTCCGTAAAAGATTATTTAGTCGATCTTTTTGAGCCTTTTCCTCGGCTCTTCTTAATGCGGCGGCTTCTTGCTCCGCTTTTCTCTTTTCTGCATTTAACCTAATTTCTTCCTGATAAGCCTTTTCGGCGTCAAGATTAAATTGCTTCAAATTCTTGGAATAGTCAAGCGCCTCTTTTTGGAGAGCCTTTAAAGATGGGGCAGTTAATCCAAGATTCTTGATTATGTCAGAACTTCTAAAAGCGTTGATAAACTCAAGCCCAACTTTTCCTTGTTCAAGGAGGGTTTTTGCAAGAGCTTCGGACGCCTGTTCTATTTTTTTGATGGAAATGAACTTGCCAGACTTGGCAGCAATATCAACATTCTCAAGAGAAATATTCGGGACAGAACCTTTTGCAGCCCTTTCTCCCATCATATTTTTCGTCAGCACGGCGGCGGAATTGCCCATTGGCAAAATACCTTCAGAGGTATTGGCAACCATTGGGCCTTTTCTTCCGCCGCCAAAAGGAAAATCGTTGATTAAAACAACCTTGGAATTTCTACTTGCCCCGCCAACGCCCTTTTTAATATCAGAATATTCGGCACGAATTAAATCTGGAACGTAGCCGCTTGAAGCCCTCTTCCCTTTCGGAGTAGGCATTCCCGTTGAGCCAACAACAAATGTACTAGCTAAACTTTTCGCAACAGTATTTGATAATTGTAACCTACGGGCTTCGGACGCGGCAATATCTTCGTAAACCCCTTTTAAAACTCTTGCCTGAGCAATCTGATTGTTGCCAGCAGAAAGCAGTGCTTGCTCAATATCCCCTCTTGACCTAAGAAGATTAAGAATAGAAAGTTGCAGCGACTCTTGATTTTTTGTTCCCTCGTTTAATTTGAGAACAGTAGAGAAGCTGTCCTTGGCAAATTTCAAGAAATTACCAACAAATTTAACAATGGCCGCGCCACCAAAAACTCCAGCAACAATTAAGCCATCGCCAAAGACTTTAGCAATAGCTTTGGAAAGGCTCGGGCCTTCTTTAGTCACATTCTCAATAAGAGAAGATACAACAGAATTACCGCTGCTTAAAATGTCTCCAAGAATTGGCGCGATTGACAAATTGCCGATAGCAGAAGCGATTTCCGTAACATTTGTAGAAAAAATCGCCACCTGAGACTTGAGAGACTCATTTAATTTGGCGTTTGCGCTAGTCGCTTCGATAGAAGAGTTTTGAGCAGTTGCTAAAACTTGATCATATTTTCTACTTGCCGTTTCTGCCTCACCCAAAACACCAACGAGCGCTGACAATTGGTTAATCTGGAATGTGCCAGCTAATTGACGAAGAGCGCTTTGTTTTTCAGTGTCATTTAACTTGTTGAGTTTTTGCGCGAAATTATCAATGATTTTAATCGCTGGAAGCATTGTTCCATCCGCAACATTTTTCACTTCAACTCCAAGATTCTGAAGCTGCTGAATACTTTCAGGACGACGAACGCGCTCAAAAATAGTTTTCAACGAGTTACCAATAACAGAGCCGCCGCGAGCCGTCACTTCTTGAAGAACCGTTACTGTGGCAGCAAGCTCATCAAAAGAAAGCCCTGCATCTTGAGCAAAAGAACCAGACCTCTTAATACCCTCAATCAAATCAGCACTAGAAACAGCGTATTTATTATCGACAGCAACAAGTTTGTTGATAATATCAGTTGTCGTCAAGCCTTCTTTACGGAAAGCATTAACGGCAGCGGTCAAACCTTCAACAGATGAGGCCGCATCTAAGCCAGAAATTCTCGTAAGAATAAGAGCGTCATTAACTCTCTTTAGCGTTTCTGCTGGTCCAAGACCTTGACGAGCAAATTCAAGAGCAGCTTTAGAGGCCACATCGAAACTTTGAGCAGAGTTTCTTGCTACATCGAAAAGGCCGCGACCAAATTTCTCAAGATTAGTGAATTGATCGCCAATCACAGCAATCTTTTTAAAAGCGTCTTCGACCTCTACAGTTGTAGTGATTAAATCTTTAAACGCTCTACCAATAGCAGAAATAATAACAACGGACGAACCGAATGCTAAAACGCGAGCGTTTGCAGCTTCGAGAGATTTTGTAAATTCATCGGCGCGGCCAGAAAGTTTTCCAAGCCCCTTGTCTAAACCTTCCAAAGATCGAGTGTCAGTAGCCAACTGAACTTTAAGAGGTCTTTTGGAGATGGTGTTTTGAACGCGAGCATAAGCAAGCTGAGCTTGCTTTTCTGAAAATTCAATATTTGCCTCGATGATTGGTTTCGCCATATCCTTGACAAGTATTTACACGCTAATGCCACATTGTCTGAGAACAGAAGATTGATCTAAAAATCCTCCGTTTTTCTTTAATTCGTCGGCTAAACTTCCGACATCAGCACTTGAGCCGCCAGAAGACTCAATATCTTTAGCAGAAGCCATCATAAAACTCGACTCGCCTTCTTTTTTCTGCGATGATTTTGCTTGGCTGCTCTTTGAAGATTCTGCAAATTCTAAAAGTTCTTTTGGCTTTTTTTTAATCTCGTCAGGGATTTTTTCAATGTTCTGGAAGATATTGCTAAAGCAGCGGCCCCAGATAATTAATTTTTGCTGGAAAATTGTCAAATTAGTAATTGGCTTGCCAAAAAAGTCCCAAGGTTTGTCGCAAAAAGACAAGTACAACGAAAAAGAATCTTGCAAAACTAATTCTTGAATTTTTTCGTCGCTAAATTTTAAAGAAACATAATGATAGCCGTTAAAAAGCTCGGAAAGTTCATAAGGGGAAACCTCACAAAAACTATCCTTTGTGTATTTTAAGCGAGACAATCCAGAATCTTCATAAATTAAAAGACGCAAAAATTCTTCATTCGCCGCCTTAGAAACAAAGTGTTCGGCGGTTCGATCAATTAATTTTGCGCGGCGGTTCTTTAATTCAAAGAGAATTTTTTCTTCATTATCAATCTCTGTTTGAATTTGGCGCTTGAGAGATGCGATAGACGCTTTCTTTTTTGTCAAAACAAGAGTTTTAACGTAATCCTCTTTTTCGGCGATGTTAGTTTCATCGTCGCTTGTCCAGATTTTCTTTTCGGCCAATATTTTTAGTTGATCTTTTTCAGAGACGACTCCTTTGGCAACAATAATCTCTGTTTGCTTTTTGATTAAAGCGCTGAGAAAAGCTTGATCACTTACTGTCGAATGACGTATAAAAACAGAGCCGCCCAAAAAAGGCAGCTCTGTATAACCCTGAAATATCTCAGCGA